ACGTTTACAAAAATCTGAAATAATGATAATGTTTACGTAGAGGCAGAGCAGGGGAGGAACCTCTGCTCTTTTGTTATTTTTGGAGGTTTATATGCAGAACAAAACAGAAATTTATGATATTTATGGTATCGTAAATAAGGCAAACAACAAAATATACATAGGTCAATCAAAGCAGGGATATAGAAAAAGATTTGTCCAACATTTGTGTCCTTGTGATGGAAGCCCATTGTTACGCAGAGCTGTAAAAAAATATGGGGCGGACAATTTTGAGTGTGAATTGTTAGATGTTGCATATAGCCAAAAGGAAGCTAATATAAAAGAAAAATTGTGGATTAGGGCATTAAAGACATTTAGAAAAGATAACGGATATAACCTTTCTATGGGAGGAAATTTTGGGAACTTTAACAAAGAAACATTGAAGAAAATGAGTGATAGACAGAAAGGAGAATTAAATTCATTTTATGGGAAAAAGCATACAAAAGAAGCGAAGAAAAAAATGAGTAAGTGGAAAAAAGAACATTATAAGATGGAAAACCACCCAGGAGCGAAAAAAGTAAAGTGTGTTGAAATGAATAAAATATATGATTGCGTGCTAAAGGCGAGCATTGAAACTGGAACAAACGCAAAGCACATAGGGCAAGTTGCAAATAAGAAATATGGAAGAAAAACAGCAGGAGGTTATCATTGGGAATGGGCGTAAAAAAGCAAATAATCTATAAAAACATAAGCGAGTTAAAACCTTATGAGAGAAATCCGCGTAAAAATGATGATGCGGTCGAATTTGTTGCAAATAGTATCCGCGAGTTTGGTTTTCAAAATCCAATAATCATCGACAAGGCTGGCGTAATTGTTGCAGGTCACACCAGGTACAAAGCTTCTCAGAAGCTCGGTCTTGATGTGGTGCCTTGTGTCATCGCTGACGATCTGACCGAACAGCAAATAAAAGCGTTTAGGCTGGCGGATAACAAGGTGTCAGAACAGGCTAGATGGGATAATGAGTTGCTAGGCGAGGAACTGGCAGATTTAGCGGACGCTTTTGAAATGCAGGACTTCGGTTTCGACTTTGGCGCTGATGTAGTACCTACGGAAGAGCGTGAGGACTTATCGGACAAGGTGGACGAAACCTACGAGGTAATAGTTGAGTGCAACGGTGAGATTGAGCAACAGGAAGCCTTTGAAAAGCTTCAAGAAATGGGGTATGTATGCCGAGTTTTGACATTGTAAAAACAACCACGCCGGAGAATACGTTCCGAGCAAGTGCGATTATAAACAACTTCGACCTTGATGTTAGCCACCTTGGGGAGCATTTCAAGGGTGATATCGACATTGACGACAAGGACTGGAACGTTGGTATTATCGTAGGCGGTAGCGGTACAGGTAAGTCAACGATAGCAAAGCAGATTTTCCCAGATGCTTATATTGTCGGCTATGATTACACAAGTAATTCCGTTGTTGATGATATGCCAAAGGGAAAAAGTGTAAAAGAGATTGAAAAGGCGTTCACGTCTGTTGGTTTTGCAAGTCCTCCGTCATGGCTAAAGCCTTACAACGTGTTAAGCAATGGCGAAAAGATGCGTGTAGACCTTGCCAGAAGCATTTTAGAGGAGCGCCAGTTCATTGTATTTGACGAGTTTACCAGCGTAGTCAATCGAGAGGTAGCGAAAACAAGTAGCTACGCAATAAGTAAGGCGGTCAGAAAGAGCGGAAAGAAATTTGTGGCGGTTTCCTGCCATAAAGACGTTGTGGAGTGGCTGGAGCCGGACTGGGTATATGATACGGACGAAAAACGTTTTTTTGGACTGCGGGGCAATACAAACGCCCCGAATTCAAGCTTGAAATATATCGGATTGACAACGCTTATAAAGACAAAGTGTGGAACATTTTTAGAAAGTATCACTATTTGAACACAGACTTGCATAAGGCGGCTGAACAGTACATAGGCGTTGTTAATGGCGAGATTGTAGCCCATACAGGCATTATACAATTTCCAATGCGTAAGGGTGCAAAGCGTGTTCACAGGCTGGTGGTCTTGCCGGACTATCAAGGCGTTGGCATAGGAACTAGCTTTATTAAGGCAGTAGCCGAGATTATAAAGCAAAGAGGGCAGGAATTAAACCTAACGACAACAACGCCTGCTTTAGTTGGTGCGTTGCGGAAAGACCCTTGCTGGGTACTTGCTAGGTTCGGACGTGAGAAAAGCGGACTGAACGGCTATAGCAGATACAAGAACAATAACCTTGGACACTTGACCAAGGCAAGTTCGCAGACACGTGTAACTTATTCTTTTTGGTATAAAGGTACTTAAGAAAGGCGGTGTTGCTATGGGAAAACGTATATGTGATATGACACCAGAGGAACGACGAGAAGCAGGGCGCAAGGGCGGCATTAAGTCTGGAGAGGCAAAGCGAAAGAAAAAAGCCATGAAGGAAGCCCTGGACGTTATATTATCCATGCCGCTTAAGAATGGCAGGCATAACGACGTGGAAGACGTTAAGAACTTCGCAGCTCTTAAGGGGAAAAATATCAACGTGCAGGAAGCGCTGATGATTGCGCAGGTACAAAAGGCACTAAAGGGTGATACGCAGGCGGCGCAGTTCATCCGTGACACTATCGGAGAAAAAGCGCCGGACAGCGTAGAGCTTGGCGGTTCTGTTGTTGTTATCCAGGACGATGTAGAGGACGACGTGGAAGAGTAGGTGGTTGTGCTTGAATGCTAACAGAAACACAATCAGCATGCAAAAGCTAATCGGTAAGGGTTACGGTGCATTTTGGAAGACCAGAAAGCGTTACAGGGTTGTAAAGGGTAGCCGTGGAAGTAAAAAGTCAAAAACTGCGGCTATTAACAGAATTTATAGGATTATCAAGTACCCACTATCGAACTACCTATGCGTAAGGCGTTACAGTAACACGCTGAGGGATTCCATTTACGCGGACACCCTTTGGGCTATACACCGAATGGGACTGGATAACGAATTCGAGTGGACGAAGTCGCCGCTTGAAATCAGATATAAAAAGACAGGACAAAAGATCCTTTTTCGCGGTCTTGATGATGGCCTTAAGATTACTTCTATCACCGTAGACAAAGGCTTTTTGAACTACGTCGACATAGACGAGGCTTACGAAATCAGTGAGGACGATTTCAACAAGCTGGACATGTCAATCCGTGGAGAGTTGCCAGAAGGTTACTTCAAACAGGTTACTTTACTGTTTAACCCTTGGAGCGCCACCAGCTGGCTTAAGAAACGGTTCTTTGATGATCCAGACGAGGAAACCTTTGTTAAGACGACCACTTGGAAATGTAACGAGTGGCTGGGAGAAGACGATAGGCGCATTTTCCTAAACATGAAAGAACGCAATCCCAGACGTTATCGCATTGAGGGCGAGGGCGAATGGGGTATTGCAGACGGTCTTATCTTTCCTAATCACGTCAAGGAAAGCTTTGACATTGAGGCGGTCAAGAACATTGCAGGCATCCGTTCAGCGTTCGGAATGGACTTTGGTTTTACTGACCCGAACGCCTTTGTTGCGGTTATGATCGACGACAACGCAAGACGAATATATGTATTCGATGAGTGGTACAAGACCAATGTCACGAATAAGGTGATAGCTAACCAGATCAAGCTAATGGGATATGGTAGCCAGAGGATTGTGTTCGATTGCGCCGAGCCTAAGAGCATAGCGGAGTTGCAGGAAGAGGGCATCCATGCCGAAGGTTGCCGCAAAGGACGTGACAGCGTCAATTTCGGCATCCAACAGATACAAAACTACATGATTGTGGTACATGAGCGATGCACGGAGTTTTGGAAGGCTGTTGAGAACTATTGCTGGAAAAAAGACCGTAACGGAAAGACGCTGGATGTTCCAGATCATGAGTTTTCGCACGGAATGGATGCGTTACGCTATGCAGTCGGCAATTCATTACTTGACGATATCTTCTCATTTGACTAATTAAGGCGTTATAATACGTCATAGGTATATTTTATAGCTAGGAGTTAGAAAAGTGGCTAAATGGGGCGAATATGAAGCCGGAAAGGATATGTGATAATGGCAGGATTTTTTGATTATTCGATGCAGGATAATGCAATTCGGATTGTCACGGAAGGTGCAACAAAAACTGTTCCTGTGACAACAATGATTGACCAAGAGATAAGGCGCTGGCTTGTGAGTGAACAGCGTAAGTGGCAGGTCGCAGGGAACAACTATTACGAGGGTAGACACGATATCTTGAGGAAAAAGCGCATGGCTATAGGTCAAGGCGGACAGCTTGAGGAGATTACAAACCTACCGAACAGCAAGAACATTGACAACCAGTATAGGAAAATGGTTAAGCAAAAGACGAACTATCTATGTGGCAAGCCTTTTTCCGTACGTGCGGATGATAACACGTACACAGAGATTCTGGGACAGTTCTTCAATCGGTCATTTTTTAGGCAGTTCAAGAACATTACCAAGGATAGTCTTAACTGCGCTATTGGCTGGCTGTATGTAGGATATGACGAGCAAGGACAGTTCCGTTTTAAGCGTTTTAAGCCTTGGGAGTTAATACCAGGGTGGAAAGATGCAGATCATACTGAACTTGATTACATGATCCGGCGGTATATGGTGGACGTATACGACGGAAGGGAATACAAGAAGCAGGAACGCATCGAGTATTACACATTGCAGGGTATTGACTACTTTATGAGATATAACGGCAGCATCGTAGCGTGTGCGCCTTGGCACGAGGACTATTTCACCATGGACGGCAATAATTATAACTGGCAAAGGCTTCCGTTCATCCCGTTCCGCTACAACGACGAGGAAATCCCTCTGATTGCTAATTGCAAGTCGTTGCAGGACGGTCTTAACAAGATTGTTTCCAATTTCGAGGATAACATGGAGGAAGACCCACGGAACACGATCATGGTGCTGGTCAACTATGCAGGCGAGAACCTTGGAGAGTTCCGGCGCAATCTTGCCACCTATGGAGCTGTTAAGGTAACAAGCCGTGACGGTGTAAGTGGTGACGTTAAGACGCTATCGGTTGAGGTTAACGCCGAGAACTACAAGGCTATTCTTGATATTTTCCGTAAGGCAATCGTCGAAAACTGCATGGGATTCGACGCAAAAGACGAGCGCATGAACGGCACGCCTAACCAGATGAACATTCAGTCAATGTATAGTGACATTGATCTGGACGCTTCCGACATGGAAACAGAGTTCCAGGCGGCACTTGAACAGCTTATCTGGTTTATCAATATGCACCTGGTCAATACAGGCGTTGGCGATTTCACCAATGAACAGTATGAGATCATCTTTAATACCGATATGCCTATGGACGAAGCCAGCAAAATTCAGAACATTAGGAATTCCGTTGGCATCCTGTCCACAGAAACCCTTATTGCTAATCATCCGTGGACGTCTGGCAATCCACAAAAAGAAATTGAACAGCTTAAGAAAGAAAAGCAGGAAGAAATTGACCAGTACAGCAACGCTTTTCCACCTGTTGACACAAATAACACGCAGGAATGAGGTGGTATAGATGCCAATGCAAACAAGTGAATACTGGGCGCAAAGGTTCACACAGCTGGAAGCCGTACAGCACCAGGATAGCGTGGCGTATTACAACAGGGTTGCACGGCTTATGGAAAAGGTACAGGCTGACATCGAAAAGGACTTGAACGCTTGGTTTGCAAGGTTCGCAACTGACAACCAAATAAGCATGACAGAGGCTAAAAAACTGTTGAACAGCAAGGAGCTGAAAGAGTTCAAGTGGACGGTCGAGGACTATATCGAGGTTGCCAAGAAAGAGAACCTTTCGCCTCAGTGGGAAAAAGCCTTGGAAAATGCGTCCGCACGATACCATATATCCAGGCTTGAAGCTATCCAGTTACAGGTTCAGCAGAAAGCCGAGCAGTTATTCGGTAACTATAACGATACTATCGACGATCACATGAAGGGCATATATACAGAGGGTTACTATCATACAGCCTATGAAATCCAAAAAGGCGTAGGCTTCGGCGCTAGGATGGTCGGCATAGACGAAAAGACGCTTGAAAAAGTGGTCACAAAGCCTTGGGCGGCTGATGGTTTTAACTTCTCCGAAAGGGTATGGCGTAGTAAGTCGGAGCTTATTGATAACCTTAACACGGTACTGGTTCGGTCTTGCGTTATGGGGCAGAGCCTTGACAAGAGCGTGACCCAGCTTGTTGAGCTTACGAACGCCTTTGGTGACGACTTCAAAAAGGCACGTAGCCAAGCCGCAAGGCTTATACAGACGGAATCCGCCTACTTTGGGTCACTGTCACGGCAAGACTGTTTCAAGGACTTGGACGTGGAGGAATACGAGATCGTGGCGACACTTGACAGTAGGACGTCGGAAATATGTCAAGATATGGACGGACAGCATTTTCCTATGTCGGAATATATCGTAGGCACGACGGCACCGCCGTTTCATGTTAACTGCCGAACAACAACTTGCCCTTATTTCAACGACGAGTATTCGCAGGATGATATGAGGGCGGCAAGGGGTACGAATGGTAAGACTTACCTTGTGCCAGCTAATATCAGCTATGAAGAATGGCGTAAAAAGTATGTCAAGTAAAATATTTCCAAAAAACGACAAAGCGTGTATAATAACCGTAGGCGAACGGCTGTCCCCCTTATTAGGCTGTTCGCCATATCCCCCAATTCGACGGATGGGTGGTTTTCCCCTACGTTTTCCACCCATCCCACGGTTATAAATGCTATATAGCATTTTATATACATTGTCCTTGGCACGACGTAAAACCGCCAAAGCCAACTAGAGAATTGCCAGAAAAGGCGTAAAAATCGTATCGAAAGGATGGTATAACATGAAGCGTAGTTTTTTAGAGGAATTAGGTCTTGAAAAGGATGTAATCGACAAGATCATGGACGAGAACGGTAAGGACGTGGAAAAGGCTAAGGGTTCGCTTGCTGATGTACAGCAGGAGCGTGACGACCTCAAGAAGCAAATTTCCGACCGTGACGAGCAGCTGGAAAGTCTGAAAAAGGCAAAGGGTAACTCTGATGAGTTGCAGAAACAGATTGAACAGTTGCAGGCAGACAACAAGCAGATCAAGATTGATACAGCGGTTGAGAGGGCGTTAACAGGTGCCAAGGCTAAGAATATTACAGCGGTTAAGGCGCTGTTAAAGCTGGACGGTGCCGAGCTTGCAGACGACGGCACAATCAAGGGTCTTGCTGAACAGATTGATGCTGTTAAAAAGGACAATGATTATCTTTTCGAGGCTGACAAGCCAAAAAAGACTAAGCCGAGTGTTAAGGGCGCAACTCCAGGAGAGGGGAACGACGATAAGCCGACTGGTATTACAGCCGAGCAGTTCCGTAAAATGGGGTATAAAGAGCGCATGGAGCTTTTTAACAACGATAAGGAAACTTATGACGCACTTACTGGAGCGTCAAAAGAGTAAGAAAGGAAGGTCTAAATGGCACAGACTAAATTAAGCAATTTAATCAATCCGCAGGTCATGGGTGATATGATTAGCGCCACTCTGCCAAAGAAGATTAAGTTTGCGCGAATCGCTAAGATTGACAACACACTTGCAGGACGTCCGGGAAACACCATTACAGTTCCTAAGTTCGCGTAAACGATATGCGCCCTTACACAGTAATGTGTATTGAATAACGCTTTTAACTTCTGGAAACCCTTTAAGAACTATCCCAACTTAAAGGCAATCAGAAGCCAAGATTTATTGAGTGATGTTTGATGGCTCACAACACTTTGCAGGCAGAAGTATTTATCACTCCGAAAGAACATTGAAACACGACAAGATGAAAAATGACTATTGTGAGTCACATAATATCCCTTTACTTCGAATCCCTTATTGGTGGACAAGGAATGATAGGGCAAGACAGGAACTTGATAAATTCACTCAATAAATAAGGTTCAACGACTATCCCGCAAGGGAGTACACGCAAGCGCGTGGAAATGGAGCGCAACCCTATGGGTTGGAGATATAGTCTCATCTATGCGTATATATAAAGGCATAGCAGTTCATAAGAGAACGGCATAGAAAGTAGCGAGTCTATGTGAAGATTTATGATATCGGGGATGCAGAGGACGTAGCCGAGGGTGTAGCAATGGGAACCACTGTACTTACTGCCAGCACAACAACCGCAACAGTTAAGAAAGCTGGTAAGGCTGTCGAGCTGACAGATGAATCCGTACTTTCCGGCTATGGCGATCCTGTCGGCGAAACTACAAAGCAGTTAACAATGTCTATTGCTTCCAAGGTTGATAGTGATTGTTACGACGCTTTAGCAGGTGCGCCACTTACATACGACGGAACAGCCGCTAAAATCGGCTATGACGGTGTTGTTGATGCCGCAGCTGTATTTGAGAGCGAGGCAGACGAAACAGAGGTTGGTCTGTTATACATCCACCCAGATCAGGAAGCTACAATCCGCAAGGATGCAGACTTCAAGGACAAAAACAAGTATGGTCTTGACGTTGTCATGACTGGTACAATCGGTTCCATTGCTGGTTACCAGGTTGTTAAGTCTAAGAGGGTTAAGCTGGTTAAGTATGCAAAGGATAACACCAACGGCACTATCACAATCGTTGCTGACGACGTAGAGGAAACAACAACCAATAAGCACCTTGCAACTATCGTTCCAAATTGCATTGATAAGCTGGTTGTTGGTGATAAGGTTGCCGCTGTTGCGACAAACTTCTACGCTTGCCCTCTGATTATCACAGGCGTGGCAGACCCTAACGAAGACCCTGCCGCTGATGCAAACGACAACGCCGCTCCTGCGCTTACAATTTACATGAAGCGTGACGTTGAGATGGAGGACGATCGTGACATCCTTGCCAAGACAACCGTATTATCTGCGGACGAGCATTACGTTGCAGTGCGTTCCAATGATTCCAAGGTTGTTCTCGCTAAGTTCAAGGCGTAAAGAGAGAGGAGCAGGCTAATGCTATTAAGACGACATAAGCTTGCGAGGATGAAAAAGCAGGCGGCAAAAAAGCCGTCTGCTGATTCTGTATCTAAGGCAAGTAAGACAACAAAGAAAGACACGAAAGCGGCGACCGACAAAGAAAAGAAGGGCGGTGCTAAGAGTGGAAGTAACGACGATTAAGGAACGGCTTTTACAGCTTGGTTACACAGCAACCGAAAGCGATGACGCGGCTATTGAGTTCTCTATCCGTAAGGTTGCGGAGCATATCTATAACCAATGTGCTATAACAACTATACCAGAAGGCTTGGAACCGTTCGCTATTGATGCGGTATGTGGTGAGTTTTTAGGTGTTCTTAGGAACATTGGCAAGCTGAACGAAACCTATAACATCGAACAGGGTGTTAGTTCAATCAAGGTTGGTGATACCAGCGTTAACCTAGATGGCAAGTCTAGGGATGAATTGATTGATTACCTTGTGTCAAGCCTTACAAACGGATTGGAAGGTGAAATGCTATGTTTCAGACGGATTCGCTGGTAATGCAGACGGCAAAAAAAGCCATTGAAAGCACATATACGGACACTTGCGACGTTATCGAGCGTCACAAGGTCAAGGTTGACGGCGTCACGAAATTCCGTGAGGTTAGGGTTGTTAAGGACCAGCCTTGTAGACTGTCCTTTTCGAGTATTTCCCAAACTACCCAAACAGACCAGGGCGCCAGCCTTTCACAATCAACGAAGCTTTTTATTTCCCCAGACGTTACAATCAAAGAAGGTTCGAAGATTGTGGTTACAAGGGATGGAAACACGCTGGATTTCAAGCAGTCCGGCGTTCCTGCGGTCTATGGCACACATAAAGAGGTTATGCTTGACGTATTCAAGGAGTGGGCGTGATGGGTAGCGTTAAGGTTGATACCAAAGGACTAGAGGAATTCGCAAAAAGGATGCAACAGCTTGATGTTGATTACTTTTGCGAACAGGCTTCAAAAGAGCTTGCAAAAAGATTCCTTGCAAAAGTCATCAAGCGCACGCCAGTTGGACAGTATAACGACGGAAGAGTGGGTGGCACATTACGGCGTGGATGGACTACCCAAGAAAGCGGTAGCGGTTCAGAAGGCCTTAAGACAACAGGGGCAGGACAGTTTGTTGATACCCTTAAGGTTCACCAGTTTGGCGGAACTTATGTCATTGAGATAAAGAACCCGGTCGAATATGCAAGTTACGTGGAATACGGAAGGCGGCAGACTCCAGGGTGTTACGTTCCTGCCATTGGTAAGAGGCTGAAAAAGAGCTGGGTTCCAGGTCAATTTATGATGACCATAACCGAGAACGAAATCAAAAAGAATGCCGACAAGATTGTAGAAGCCAAGTTCAATAAGTTGCTAAAGGAGGCTTTCAAGTGATAAATGAACTACTAAATGGCGTTAAAAGCGCTATTGTAGCCGAGTTTGGCGACAAATACGAGGTATACACCGGCAGAGTAGCGCAGGGGCTCACGGAGCCTTGTTTCTTTATCAAGTGCTTAAATCCTACAAACGATTTAGCGCTAGGACTTCGAGGCGAAACCACACGACGCGAAACAAGTACGTTGTTTTCTGTCCAATACTTCCCACCGCAGTCAGATAGTGAAGAGGTTGTGGATATTGAGGACTTAGACGGTGAGATCGTGGATGAAAGCGACGTTGATTATGTGGACGAAATCTACACAGATTTTAGCGACGTGTACGAGCGCCTTGTTAATTGCCTTGAATATATCTCCGCAGGGCATGACCTTGTGAGGGGATATGATTTTACATACGCAGAAAGTGACGGTGTAATGACCTTCACAGTAACTTACGCTGTACCGCTGATTATATCGACGGATAAAACCAAAATGCACACATTAACGCAGAAAGAGGGTGTATATAGTGGCTAAGAATGTAAAGACGCAGGACGTCGAGCCTGTAGAGGCTAACACGTCCGCAGGCGAACCGAAATTCACTTTTGACCAGCTAATCAAGAGCAAACGGTTCCGTAACGACGTTGACATTTTGACAGCTATTTTAGATCATAACGGTAGCTATACAGCCGTAGAGGTTGAGGAGTTAATTGACGATTTCAAGAGAAAGGTGGTTAAGTAATGGCTTTAGGTGGTGGAATTTTCCAGACGCAGAACAAAAAGCTCCCAGGCGCTTATATCAATTTCGTGTCTGTGGGAAATGCTGATGCTACATTGTCAGATCGTGGCGTTGTTGCCATGGCTTTTGAACAGAACTGGGGTGCTAATGGCATCGTAACAGTATCCAAGGCTGACATTGTTAAGGATGCACGTAAAATCTTCGGATATTCCTATACTGACGACGAGATGCAGGATATTAGGGATATCTTCAAAAATGCAGTCACATTACATGCTTACAGACTGAACGGCGCAGGCGTTAAAGCCGCAAATACATACGCTACAGCTAAGTATGCAGGAACACGAGGTAATGACCTTAAGACGGTTATCGAGGTCAACGTTGACAACGAGAACGCTTTCGATGTTAAGACTTACCTTGGAACAAGCCTTGTTGATACCCAGACAGTCACAAGCGCCGCTGGACTGGTGCCGAATGACTTTGTAAATTTCAAAACGGATGCTACCCTTGCCGCAACCGCTGGCGTGGCATTTACTGGCGGTACAAATAGCACAGTAACAGGCGAGAACCATTCCGAGTACTTAGCGGCTATCGAGCCTTACAGCTTCAATGCTATTGCTACCAAGTCCGAGGAAGGCACGATCAAGGCTTTATACGTGGCATTCGCTGAGCGCATGCGTTACGACGTCGGAAAGAAGTTCCAGCTTGTTGTCTATAACCATCCGCAGGCTGACAATGAAACGGTTATTTCCGTTCCTAACAGTTCCGCTGTTATTCCTTGGCTGTTGGGTGCTGAGGGTGGATGTGCTGTCAATGCTTCATGCACGAACAAGCTGTACGATGGTGAGGCAGACATCTCCGGCAATGTAGGCTATACCCAGTCACAGCTTGAGGCATTTATTGACGCTGGTCAGCTTGCTTTCCACAGAGTTGGTGAGGATATCCGCATTTTACGCGATATTAACACCCTTAAAACTCTTACAGAGGACAAGGGCAAGGTATTCCAGGCTAATCAGACTATCCGTGTAATTGACCAGATCGCAAACGACATTGCAGTCCTGTTCGATACTAAGTATCTGGGAGTTATCCCAAATAATGCCAGCGGTCGCATTTCCCTGTGGAATGACATTGTTAAGCATCACGAGCAGTTGCAGGATTTGGGCGCTATCGAGAATTTCTCTGATGGTGACGTCGTTGTGCAGGAAGGCAATACAAAGCAGGCTGTATATGTAACTGATCTTGTAACTGTTGTTAACGCTATGGAGCAGCTGTATATGGTCGTTTCTCTTGCATGATGAAAGGAGTGCTAAAAAATGGGTGATAATGTAACTATGAAAGCCAAGGACGCCGTATCTGCTAAGCTTGCCGAGTGCTTTGTAACAATCGGCACAAACCGCTACAACTTTATGCAGATGCGCAACTTCGAGGCTAAGTTTGAAAAGCAGAAGCAGGAAGTCCCTGTACTGGGTAAGGCTGGAAGAGGTAACAAGTCTACTGGCTGGAAAGGTACTTTTAGCGGTAACGCATACTATAACCAGTCTGTTATGCGTGAAATGATGCTTAAGTTCAAGGATACAGGCGAGGACGTGTATTTTGATATTCAGATTACAAATGAAGACCCAACGTCTGCGGCAGGTCGTCAGACTATGACCTTTATTGATTGTAACATCGACGGCGGAACGCTTGCGAAGTTCGATATCACAAGCGACGACCCTCTGAACGAGGATATCAACGGAACCTTTGAAGATTTCAAGATGCCGGAGAAGTTTAATCTCTTAGACGGTATGCTGACACAGTAGTGATCTAGGCGGCGTATGTAATATCGGCAATCGGTCGAGGGGGCAACCTCCTAACCCTGCGCCGCCTTTTATTTAAGCTTAGGAGGTAAGATATGGAGGAAAAACATGAGTAACTTGAAGCTTTTCTTGAAAGAAAACAAAAAAGCAAAGGAAAACGGCTTTTTCGCCGCTACAAAGTCATTATGTGACGAAAAGGGCGAGCCGTTAAAGTGGGAAATCAAGCCGCTGTCAACACGTGACAATGACCGCATCCGTGAGGATTGCAGTTACGAGGTGCCTATTACTGGCAAGCCTGGAATGTATCGTGAGAAACTCAATACCAGCCTTTATCTTCGGAAGATGATTTGTGCTAGTGTTGTTGAGCCAAACCTTTACGACAAGGACTTACAGGACAGCTACGGCGTTATGACACCAGAGGACTTAATCGTCGAAATGATTGATGATCCGGGCGAATATAATGATTTTGCAGCATTCATCCAGTCTTACAACGGATTCACAGAAACCTTGCAGGATAAGGTAGATACAGCAAAAAACTAATTGAAGAGGGCGACAGTGACGCTAATTATGCTTTTTATTGTTTGCATAAGTTCCACTGGGCGCCCTCATACTTTATGAACTTAGATGAAAACGAGAGGGCTTTCATCATGGCGGCGATTGATATTCGTGCAGAGCAGGAAAAAGAACAGGAAAAGCGGCTTAAAACAAATTAAGAAGGTGGTGAGTATATGGGTTCAATAATGACAGCCATTCAGCTGACGGATAGAATGTCGTCGCCCATTCAGACTATTGTAACGGCTATCAATTCAACCGTTACAGCCTTGGAAGAGGTGCAGGCTAAGGGCGGCAGTGCATTTGATAGCATCGACCTTACAAAAGCCAAGGTTGCAATCAACCAGGCAAACGCCGAGATGGAAGAGCTTGCCGGAGGCATCGAAAACGCTAAGACCCAGCAGGATAACTTCAATGCGTCCGCCAACAAGATGAACGGTGTTGTCGGCACTGTGACAAAGCTTGCTGGTGCTTTTGCTGGTATTGTCGGCATCAAAAAGCTTGTCAGCGAATCTGACGAGCTGGCTGGTACAATGGCACGGCTTAATAATATGAACGACGGAGCGCAGACGACGCAACAGCTTTATGAAAGCATTGTCACAAGTGCTAACAACGCACGGGGTTCGGTATCTGCTATGGCTGACGTTGTTGCTAAGTTCGGTAATAACGCCAAGGGAGCGTTCAAAAATTCCGCTGAGGTTGTACAGTTTTCGGAAATCATTCAAAAACAGATGAAAATTGCAGGTGCAAGCGGAGAAGAAGCAAGCAACGCAATGTTACAGCTGTCGCAGGCGTTAGGTTCTGGAACGCTTCGTGGTGACGAGCTGAATTCAATCTTTGAGCAAGCGCCGAACCTCATTCAGTCTATAGCTGATTACATGGACGTTCCAATCGGTCAGATTAGACAGTTGGCATCTGAGGGGCAGATCACGTCGGATATCGT